CGAAAAACACAATGCACGTTATAAAGTGTCTTGTGTTTCTGTCATTACAAACCCAAACGCCAACACCTTGAGTTTTCTAGGCTTGGCGAATCCCGCACTTGTCGCGTGGGAATTAGTTCCATTTAGCTTCGTAATCGATTGGGTTTTACCAATCGGGTCGTGGCTAACTGCAACAGGACCCTTGTTAGGTGTTAACGTTGAACAAGTCTTCACGACTTATTTTTCGGAATCATCTTACAATTCGACTGGGTCAACAGGCTCGTTCGGGTACGACGTCTCGAAACAACACCCCCCTACTGAAGGCGATCCGTTAGGATGGACCGAGTATGGTAAGGCGACTGTTTCTTACGCACGTAGTCCAGGTAACAGTATTTCTGTTATCATAGATCGCGTGTCAGATAATCTTTCGGTGACTTTTCCTAAACCGCAGCTCCCAAATTCTTGGGCTCAAGCAGCGTCGGCTTTGTCACTTTTTCACGTCTTTATGTCTAAGGCAGGGCGTTTTTAACATTTCCAACAAAGGATCTCACTATGCCACAGGCTAGTAACATCTCCATTGATGACGGTCAAGCGGCCCCATCTACCCACGTTTTTACGGTGATTAAACCTCAAAACGACGACTCACCTAGCGAGTTCCGTGATTTATCACGTACAACTCGTGACCAACAAGTTCAAATCACCGAACTTGTTACTCGCGCTAAAGGAAACTCGAGCCGTGACAAAGTCAAACTCCAGATCACAATTCCAATCCTTCGTACAGACATCACTGGCACAACGCGAGTTGTTGACTGGTCTTCTGTACGTTGTGACTATACTATTCCCCAAAGTTGTACCGATGCTGAAAAAGCAGATCTCTTCGCTTATGCAAAGAATCTTGCCGCCCACGCGTCGGTCGAAGCTGCTGTTGTAACTTCGTTACCACAGTACTAACCTTTTAGAATAGTTGGAGTTCATTATGTCAATTCAGCCTCTCAAGGCATTGATTGCCTATTCCCTATCCAATACCGATATGCAAGC